CCGTGCTCAGTGGCGGCGTGATCGCGCAGCGCGTCGCGGCTTGCGAACCCCGAGGCGCGGCAGTGCGCGCACGCGTAGGTAACCACCACGCCGCTGGTCCGCTCTTTTGGGGCCTTCCTCTCAAGCGACGGGGGAAGCTCCTGAGTCTCCTGCGGCCTGTCTGCGTGCACCTCAGAGGCAGGATGGATCATATCCTCGGTGCCTTCCTCGGCCGGTGGGGGCGAGGGCACAGCCGCCCGCGCCACGCCGGCGAGCTCGTAGAGCGCCGCCTCCAGTTCGTCGAGTTGCCCGGTCTGCATCTCTGCCAGTTCGGCCGAACGCGCCAGGGCCGCCGCCGAGGCCTGCGCGTAGCGGTCGGGATCGTCGAGCTCCTCGATCGCTCTCGCCCACGCCTCCACGTCGTTCCGGTCCGCGAAGATGCCAGCACTCCCTAACGATTCGAGTAGCCCCGGCGTCGGGTGCGCGATGGTGGGGATCCCGCTCGCCGCCGCCTCGATCGCCACCCGCCCCCAGCTCTCCGTCCAATCCCAGTTCGGCCCGGGCGTGCCGAGGGGCTGACTGGGCATGAGCATGATTCGGCAGCGCCGGTAGATGTCGCGCGGGTCCAGCTGGTGGCCTATCACCTCCGCGTTCGGCAGCAGGTGGACGATCTGCGCGCCCCACCCGCCGCGCACCGCGAGGAAGCGCCGCTCGGGCATCCGCGCCGTGAGTGCCCAGAAGAGCTGGCCGCCCTTCGCCGGGCAAGTGTTGACGAGGCAGATCGCCTCGCCCCGCTCGGTGGCGAATGCGTCGGGGAACACGAGCGGGTTGACCAGCACTGCCCGCTCGGTCCGACCTTCCGCCGCCGCGGCCTCCATCGTCCATCGCGCGTTGTAGATCGCCAACTGTACCTGCCCCGGCTTCGCGCCATACTTTCGGAGTTGCCCCTCGTCGTGCACCAGGTGGGCGAGCGGCTTGTGGTAGCGGCCGGCCAATCTCATCGCCTCGGGCGTCGCCTCGCCCTGGGTAATCACCAGATCGGCCTGCTCGTAGGCGCGGACCTTCGCACGCGGGAGGGGATTGCCGTAGACCTTCTCGACCCCGATCTCCCGGCCCCCGAAGGAATCATTCGACCATTGGCCGCGCTGGAGCATCAGCCGCGCCTGGTGGCCGCGCCGGCGGAGCTCGTCGAGCAGCAGCACCATCGTCACCACGCCGCCGCCCCAGCCCCAGCCGAGATGGTACATATGGCCGAGGATGATCATGCGCCAGCCTCCTTGGTGCAGATCGCCAGTTGCTCGCGGAAACGCAGCGAGCAGAGTCCCGGCAGGAGAAGCCGGTCCCTGATCGCCCTCCAGACGCCCCACTCGTCATTCTCGGCGTCATGGAACACGAGCAGGCCGCCCTCCGCGATCCTCGGCAACCAACCGTCTATGTCGGCGCAGACCGCCTCGTAGGTGTGGTCGGCATCTATGAACAGCAGCCCCACGCTGCTGTGATCGAAGTGCGCCGCTGCCGCCTCTGAGCACTCATGGATGGGTGTCACCGCGGCGTCGAATCCTAGCCGCTTGACGTTCTCCAGGAAGGCTTGCTGGATGGCCGGATCTGCGTATTGCGCCCAAGGGGCCTCAGTCCAGAGATCCACGGCACAGACGAGGTGGCCCGTGCCAGCACGCGCGCCGGCCGCCAAGTAGCAGGTCGACTTGCCCTCGTAGGAGCCGATCTCGACGATGACGATGTTGACAGGGCCGGAAACCCGGCCTGCCAACTCGGCCAGCACGAGGCCCTGCTCCGGTGTTATCTCGCCGTGCACCTGAGCGAGCAGTCCTGCCAATTCGGGCGCGAGATTCACGGCTGCCTCCGGAACCACTGCATGAACGGCGGCACGAACTCCTCGACCTCCCAGAGGCCCGAGGGGATGATGGTTTCGGCTATCACCTCGTCCACCCCCGGCCACCCGCCGTTGCGCGCATCGTGCATCCCCAGCCACCCGCCCGGCGCCACCTTCGGCGACCAGGCGAGATAGTCGGCCAGCACGCCAGGCTTGCGATGGTCCCCGTCTATCACCAGGAGGCCGACGGGAGGCCCAAAGCCCTTGGCCGCATCCACGCTGTCGGAGCGGATGAGCGTGACGAGGTTCTCGATGCCCAGCATGTGCAGGATATCCTGGACCAGCGCCATGTTCTCGGGCCGATCATAGGCCGGCCCCTGCCCACTCTCCCGCAGACCCCATAGGTCAACGCCGTAGATGTGCGCGCCGTTACCGAGGGCAGAGCCGCCGGCCAACGAGTAGAGGCCATGCCCATGGAAAGAGCCGATCTCCACGATCACCTGGTCGGCCGGAACGCGCATGGCAAAGCACGCCTCCGAGGCGGCCTCGCGCAGGTCTTTCTCGCCCGCGCGGCAGAGCAACCGCGCCGCGTCTACGAGTATCGGAGCCCGCTTCGCCCAGGAGTGGCTCATCGTTCAGTCTCCGGCGGCCGGTCGCCCGGAACGGCCGGCCGCCTTGTCAAAGAAGCGACGCCCGGAGGGTGATCGCCGATTGCCCTTCGGCTGCCGGATGCGGTTCTGTTCCGGTTGCCGCAGCCGCTCGCGCTCCGCGAGTTCGGCCACGCCTCGCCGCACGATCTGGATCGCGGCCTGGGCAGGCAGGTCGGCCACCTCGCCCGCCGCGTAGGCTACCTCCTCAACGTGCAGCGCCTGTCGGAACTTGATGAGCACTAGGAGTCCCAGTCCTGTCCCGCCACCGGCTGGGTCTGCGGGGCGTACCGGAGATCGCTCAGCTCCGCGATGGCGCCGGCGTGGGCCGTCACCGGCCCCGCCACCCGGATCGCCACATGGCTGAAGCCGTTCGTAAGAGCGGTGCCATCCACCTCCAGCAGCACCACCGCCTCCATCGTCACGGGTACGATGGTGAGCGGCGTGGATACCGCGCAGGTGATGGTGTAGGCGCCGGTCTCGTCCACCGTCAGCATGACGACAGGGCCGTTGGCGACGGCCGTGACCTCGGCGATGCCGTAGAGCACGCTGTTGATGCAGGCCGCCAGGGAGGTCGCGGTCGCGTTGTCGCCGGCCGACTGGTTGAAGGCATGGGTCACCAGGTTCTCGGCGCCGGCCGCGGTGAACAGGTGGGCCACCCCGCCGACAGTGATCGTCACGGTGGAGCCGATGGCGGGCGCGTTCATGGTCAGTTGCACCCGGCTCGCAGCCGTCCCCGCGGTCGCCGTGGCGGTGGCGGTGGCGATGTTCTGAGCGGCGGTGCCCGCCGCATCCTGCGCCTCGACTACGGTGCAGACCGCCGCCTCGCCGTCCGCGAGGGTGTCGATGATGACGGCGAAGATCAGCTTGCCGGCCACGCCCAGGCGAACGAACCACCCGACGACGCCGCCGGGGGCGAGCGCGATCGCCTGCGGTATCAGCGACAGCACGAACCGGGAACGCTCGAGCAGCAGCGAACTCATTGCTGGCATTTCGGCCTCCTAACCTATGGGATCGCGTAGAGCACGCCGACCCGCGCCTCGCCGGTCGTCGCCGCTCCGCCCGTCTGCGTGAACTGGACGAAATACTCCGTGTCCTCGGTGAGCACGCCGCCGCCCCGGTGGCAGACCAGCGCGGTGCCGACCGCCGCCTCGTTCACGTCCCCCGCCTCAACGAGATTGTCGATGTCCGCGCGGGTTCCGACCACCAGCACGTTCGTGGTCCCGGCATTGAACGCAGCCGTGACCGCCACCACCGCGCCGAAGACCGCCGCCCCCTTGGGCAGCCATCCGAGGCTGACCCGATAGGGGAGCGCCACGTCGAAGGTGATGAGATTGCCGACCATGCTGATAGGGCGGATCGGAACGTCGTTCATCAGCACCTGGTCGCCGCCCATGGGCGCGCTGTCCGGGACGCTCTTCCTCCCGAGCTTGACGTGCGGATTGTAGCCGGCGTAGGTCATCGTCCTCCCTTTCTACCAGTCCGCGTCCTGGGCGGCCACGGGCTGCACCATCGGCGCGTAGTTCAGGCCGCTCTGCACGACCACGACATTCGCGTGCGCCGTGGCGGGGCCGGCGACGCGCACCGCGACATGGGTGTTGGCCCCACTCAGGGCGGTCGCGTCGATCTCCAGCAGCGCCTGCGCGTTGAGGGTGGCCGGGATCGCCTTCGTCGGGTCGGAACAGACCGCGGTGATCCGGTCATATCCGCCCGCCGTCGGGTCGTTCACCGTCAGGGTCACCACCGCAACAGCGGGGGCCGCGGTGATTCCCGGCACGCCCCAGGTGGCATCGTTGATGCAGGCGGCGAGCGAGAGCGCCTGCGCGGTCGTGTTGCCGCTCTGGTCGAACTGGCGCAGCGCTAGATTCTCGGCCGCCTTCGCGGTGTACGTGATTCCGTTGATGATGACCGTATCGTCCACGGTCGGCGTGTTCATCGTGATCGTCATGCGGTCGACGAAGGTGTTGGCCGTCACCGTGCAGGTGCAGGTGGCGATGTTGGCGGCACCGGCGCCTAGGTAGTTGGTAGCTTCCACCGCCGTGACGACCACCGTCTCGGTCACCGCCAGGGTATCGATGTTCACCAGCGCGACCAGCTTGCTGCAGTTGGCGACGGGCATGTATCTGCCAATCTTGCCCGCGGCCGGGGCCGCCAGCGCCTGGTACGGCATCGCCAGGATGTAGCGAGCCTTTTCGAGAAGGAGGCTCGTCGTTCTCGCCATCGTCCTACCTCTCTTTCATCGAGGGTCCGGCTGGGGAGGCGGATCGGGCGCCTCCCCAGCCGAAGATCAGGACCGTCTTAGGTGTCCGTGTCGGTCGCAGCAACCGACTGCGTGACGGCCGCGTACCGCGGCTCGCCGCCGCGGATCGCCAGTATCGCCGCATGGGAAGTCGCCGCCCCGACGAGCTGCAGGGCGACGTGATCGAAGCCCGGGGTCAGCGCGGTATTCTCGATCTCGATGGTGCCGATGGCCTCCACCGTCGCGACCACCATGGTGGCGTCGTGCGAGACGATGGTCAGCGACCCCACGCCGGGCTCGGTCATCCACAGGGTCACGGTCTGGCCGGCGAGCACGGCGGCCGTGATACGGCCGCCTGCCGCCTCGAAGTGGACCTGGGCAGCCGCATGGTTGATCGCCGCCGCCAGCGAGGCAGCGTCGGCAGCGTCGCCGCCGCTCTGGTCGAATACGTGGTTGGGGAAGTCCGGGGCCGCGGCGGCGATGAACCGCACGCCGTTGATGGTCACGTACTCGGTCGCCAGCACCGTCGTGCAGACGATAGTGGCCACCTGCACATTGGTGTTGGCGGTGATCGTCGCCGTCGCGGTCGCGATCGCTTGCGCTCCCGTGCCCGCGTTGTCAGTCGCCTCGATGATGGAGGCCACAACCTGCGCGGCCGCCGCCATCGTGTCGATGATGAACGCGAACACGATCTTGCTGTACTCCCGCAGCGAGTAGTACCTGCTGCGGATGCCCGGCGCCGGCGTCGCCAGGATCTGGTACATGTACGTGTTCGCCGGGTCGATCTTCAGTTTCTCGGTGAGCCAACCAGCCATCGTCGTTCTCTCCATGGCCCGGGGCGGCTATCGGAAGCGCACCCCGGGCCGGGCTTGTCTCAATCCCAGCGCCACCGGCGCTGTCTCTCGCGCGCCAGCAGCGGCGCTAGTTCAGCACCACGAACGGGCTGAAGGTGTTCACGCCATCCTCGCCGAGGAGCGGGGTCGCCAGCATCGGCTGGCCGTCAACGCTCCTGTAGGCCTTGACGCGGGTGACGTTGTGGTCGAAGGCCCCGATGCCCTGGTCGTCCTTGATCGCCAGGCCCACGCCCTCCTGGATCATGTAGTAGCGGAGGTTGACGAACATCAGGTCCCCCACGGCTCCGAGCACGGGCTGCCGCTCATTGGGCACGAACGGGAATCCCATCAGGGAGGTAGGCATCCCCTCCCGCGCGCTCGGCTGCCAGACGGGCTGGCCGAGAACGGAGGCCAGGTTCTGGAGCTGCGGAATGACGCTCGGGTTGCCGAGCCAGATCGGGCCGGCGGTGCCCAGCTTGAGCATCCGCCAGAACATGTTCACCACGTCGGCGTAGACGATCGCGCCGCCGCCGGCGCGGGCCACGTTCACATTCGAGGCGTGGCCGAGAAAGCCCAGCGGGCGGCCGATGCCGTTGCCGCTGATGAACGCGATGTCCTCGACCGAGAGGATCGTGTCCCGGAACCCGGTCTGGATCAGCTGCGTCACCGCCGCCGGGTTGTTCCGCAGGAGCTTGTCGGTCACGTCCACGAACGCCGACACCTCATGCGGGGTCAGCGTCATCTGGGCCAAAGCCGGCTGCGTCTCGGGCTTCAGTCCGCCTTCCCCGACCCAGCCGCCGGTCATGCCGGCGTACACGCCGAGCACCCCGCTCTGGTTCAGCATGGGGAAGGTCACTGAGGCGTCAGGCGCGACGCCCGCGGGCATGACCGTCGCGCGGGGGCGCACGATGGCCTCCTGCGGGGTGATCGCGGTGAGCATGTCCGCGAACTGGGGCGGGACGAGGAACCCGCCCGCCGCCCCGGGGAGCATCGCCAGATCGCGGGTCTGCTCGGGCCTGGGCGTGACGGTGTGCAAGCGCGGATCCGCTCGGTTCAGCAGGGCGGTCTGGAGGAAGTCCTCCATGTTGCGGAACCCATACGTGCGTTCCGCTTCCGGCGCGTTCGGCCCGCCGGTCGGGATGCGCTGGGCCGCCAACTGCGCCTCTTCGACCTGCGTACGCAGGGCGGTGATCTCCTCGCGGAGCGGCGCCTGCGCCGCCGCGATCAACTCATTGCGAACTTCAGGGGTCAGTTCGGGTGCTCGCTCTCGCAGAAGGCGAGCAGCCTCCCGGGCTGCCCCGGCCGCAGCCTGGAGATCCGCCGCGCTTGGCGGAGGCCCCGGCTGCGCAACCTGCTCGCCGCAAGCAGGGCAGAACAACGTGCCCTCGGCGAGTTCGACCTGACAACTTCTGCACCTATTCATGGTGCCATCCTCCAGTGAATCAAGGTATCGGCTCTATAGCCGTGCACCGAGCGATCTCAGATCGGTCAGCAGCGCGTGGATATCCGGCGCGATGCTCGGTATGCGGCCCGTCCCCGAGGGTGAACGTATCGGCCCCCGCGAGGCGAGTGCTGCCAACTCGTTCTGCAATGTGATCAGTGCAGCCGATGGCTGAATGGAGGGCGCGTCGCTCGGCATATCACTCAGGGCGCAGGCGATTGCATCCTGGCCCGAAGCTGCCTCGAAACTCCCATCATGCGACTTGCAGTGGGCGCGAGCCTCGGCCGCCTCCCACACGTCCTTGGCGTAGCGGTAGGCCTGCTCTTCCCAATCCTCGGTGTCCTTGACGTGCCCGAAGATGATCGAGTAGGTCTTGCCCTCGTGCTTGCGCGTGCCCCGCCGGAACTCGCTGAATTTGCTGGGCGGCTGCAACCGGCAGGCGTGCTCGTTCGGGTAGGGCCTGCCCTCCTCGGGCGTGAGAAGGTCCCGCAAGATGGCGCAGCAGTTCAGCACGAGAGTGACCTCGGGGCCGGTGAGTTCGCGCTCGTGCAAGGCCGCCAGGCCCTCAACCATCCCCCGCAGGTCGGCCTCCGTCACGATGGCCGGGGTCGGCTTCGGATACTCCATGCCGGTGCGGGCCCGCACCTCGTCCACCAGCGCGGCCGGGTTGGAGCCGAAGAGGCGGGTAAGCAACGCCGATTCATAGAGGCGGACCTCCTTGAAATGCGTCTCCTCGTTCTCCACCGCCTCCGTCATGGTGTCGAAACTGATCGAGGCGGAATCGATGTAGCGCTTCCTGAGACCCGAGTAGACGCGCCGGCCGGTCTCGATGTCGAGGTCGAGATCGCACTCCACCCGCAGCCCGGTATCATCTTCGGAATGCACGCCCAATCCGATGGGATCCCGCGGGTCATGGAACCAGGTGACCGCGAACTCTCCCCTGTGCTCGCCAAGGGTCTTGGCGAAGCAGCCGCGGTCGAAATAAGTGCCGTAGGTATCCTTCACCCCGAATACCGAGGAATGGAAACTCACGTGCCCCGCGTCGCCCACCTGCACATCGTCAAGCCTGAAAGCCCTGATCTGTCGCAGTCTCATTCCTCTTCTCCCACCGCCCCTGTGCTGTAGCCCTCGACGCACCGACAGTTGCAGATCTCGCTCGCCGGGCCATTCGGATCGCCCGGCTGGTAGAGTCCGTTGCTGTAGGGCTCGTCGAGTCCGACCGTCTCCCCGTCCACGCCGGTGCCAGGCGCGTGCGAATCGCGCACCCGGTCGTCGCGGGAGCTGATCCAGGTCTTCGTCTCCACCACCCCGCTCTGCCGGGCCGATTCCTGGGCGCCGTAGTTGGCCGCGCCTCCCACCTCGGTGCGGGCGATCAGGTAGGAGCGATAGGTATCGGCCTCGTCGAAGACCTCCCGGATGCGGGCCGCGATCTCCCGGCTGCTCTCATTGTTGTCGAGCCCCTCGGCGATCTGCTCCCGGATGGCGAGCTTGGTCGTCTCGCTGATCTGGGTGATGCTCTCGCCGACCGCCCGCCGCACGAACTCCTGGATGTTCGCGTCCCAGGCCGCGAAGTAGGTGAGCGGCGGGGCGATCCGCAGCGCCCTGCTCCGACCCGAAAGCTGGTCCGCCACCTCGCCGCCGAAATGCTCTATCACCGCCCGCCAGGCGGTGGTGAGAAGCTGCTCCCACTCGGGGCATCCCGCGTCTACCACCGAATCCAGGTATCGGTTGCCGCCATCCCAGGCCGCCACCACCTGCTCGCGCTCCTGGGCGAAGCGGGTGCTCACATGCGCAGCGATCGCCCGCTCCCAGGCCTGCCGCTGGCGGTCGAAGCGCCGCCAGTGCGCGGTGCGCTGCACCTCGGTGCGGAGGTTGATCGAGCGGGAGGTGGCCTGCGTCGGCTTCGGGATAGGCGGCAGTACGGGCGTCGGAACGGGCGGGGTGTTCACCGGTAGGAGCATCGCCGAGATGAAGCCCGTCTCCGGCGCGTCCTCCGGGGCGAAGCCCAGGCCGAGGTGCTCGTTGATGGCCCGGGGTGAGAATCCCATATCGAAGTAGGTCTTCGCTTCATTCGCCCGCTCGCGCTGCGCCTCGCGGACCGCTGGGGTCTGGCTCAGGTCGAAATCGAAGGTCGCGTCGCCTCCCAGGAGGGGGGCGAGCTGGAGGTTAAGCGCGCCGCGCTGGTCCGAGAGGAACGGGATGATGGTGTCTTCCCACATCGTGCGCCGCCCCAAGCGATAGTTGTCGAAGGTCGAGTCCACCACGCCGGCGATGATGGGCGGCACTCCGAAGCCGTTGCAGATCCGCCGCGCGTTCAGCTTCGATCCTTCGATGAAGTCCATGTCCTGCGGGCTGAGGCCGAACTGCTGCCAGGTCAGGTCGCCCCACAGCACGAGGGGCTTGCGCGCGTTGGCCGGCCCCTCGGCCCGCCTGCTGAGGTAATCCCGCAGATCCTCCATCTGGTCGCCGGTCGGAGCGCTCTTCGCAATCAGCGCCCCGGCCGGCGTCGCCCGGTTCTGAAGGCTCGCCTTGTTCCAATCAATGCCTTCATTGTCCGTATCCACCACGCGGGCGAGCGCGCGCAAAGGGGAAAGCCCGTGGTAATCATCGCCTGGATCGAAGAACGCGAAGCGCACCACTTCCTCGGGCTTGAGGCTGAAGGTGCGCTCTCCCACCTTGTAGTCATATCCGCTGATCACTGTCTGCTCGCCCGGCCTCGGCGCCACCCGGTCGGGGCGCAGCCGCCAGACCTCGTCTGACTGCCCCGCCACCAGGTGCAACCAGTAGCCCTCGCCGCCGAGATTGAGGTCAATCGTCAGCAACTCGATCATGTCCTGCCAGGAGAAGCGGGGATTCGGGTGGGCGATCAGCTTGCTGCCGCGGTGGTTCTCGGCCGGCTGGGGCCCATCCGCCGTCATCGTCATCATCCGCCAGGGGACGGAGGCGGCATCCGTGGAGAGCCGGCGCACGCAGGAGTACACCACGTCGTGTGCCCGGTAGCCCTCCTCGATGGCCTTCTGGACCGACCAGGTGTTCCAGACCGGCCGGCCCCCGAGGTAGGACGGGATGGCGAGCGCGGGGTTGGCGGCGATCGCCCGGCGGAGCAGGTCCTCCAGCGCGTCCGGGGAGGGCGCGCCGAGGAACATCCTGCCGATCCGCTCGCGCAATCTCATGCCGGCATCCTCGGGAATCCCAATCGGTCGCTGATCTGCTCTGGCGGCAGAGTCCGCAGCCAGTCCGTGGTCTCGACGAAGGCCTGCTTCTCGGCCGGGGCCAGGCGAACGCGGCGAGGAGCGTTGCGGTCAGCCCTGCCGGTTCCGAGAGCCAGTGTGCGCTGTCCGACTTGCACGGCATCACCTCCCCAAAAGCAAAAGCGGCGGGCATCCTCTCGGCAGAGCAGGATGCTCTCCCGGCAAGACGCCCGCCGCTGATCTGATCAGTAGGCGGTGAGGCTATTCAGTTGGTCAGACTACATCCGCTTCGTCGCCTCGAGCCTGGTAGAGATGTCGCTCGGCCAGCGCAGCACTGACCATCTCGCATGGATTGATTGCCATAAAGGCCGCGATTTGGCCGGGACGCTCAGACGCCCACTTGTCGGTGATGGCCTGAAGGGCCTCCTGCTTCGTGAGGAAAGCTTCGGTCTGCATGTCCGCAGGCGCCCCGGGGCTTATGGCCGCAACCCGAATGGCTACCCCAATCCATGGCTTGGAGGCACTAATGTTCATGGCATGGTCGGCTTCTAGTCATCCCATCAGACTGTAGGCGCTTCCTCGGCGCTTGTCAAATGGGCCCCTCCGCCGAGGAGGTAGTGCTGCTTGCGGCTGAGGACTTCGACGGCGCGGGGCTGGCCGGCATGGGCCTTGATGCAGAGGGTCACTTCCCCATATCCCCCGAGCAGGCCGATCTCCCGCCGCACCACCGCGACCAGCTCGTCGTAGCGCCGACCTTCCCCCGCCCCGGTCTCTGTCAAGGGTTATGCCTTATCTGCGAAGATGTTGCCATGTGCTGCCTGCGCCTCAGTCCTGTGCTGTGCTATGCTAGGCCTTGCCAGGCCGCGCCATGCGCGATGTGCTAGACTAAGGCCGCCATAGGGCCTCCGCTGCCTCCTTGCTCATATCTCTATCCACCCCACCCCGCCGCCGCCCTTCAGCATCAGCTCCCAGATTGCCCACACCGCGGCGTCGAGCCGGTCGGGACTGCCCTCGCGCTCGTAGCCGTCCATCGTCATGCCGGTAAGCTGGTGCTCCAGCTCGTCCAGCCGCCCGACGTGGTGGACGCGCCCCTGCTCGTACAGGCTCACCACCGGCTCGGCCCGCGTTGCCTTCCCCCGGCTCGCAGTGACCTTCCGGTAGCGCACGTTCCGATCAATGGTGCGGATGTTCGTCTCCACCAGGTCGCCGCCGTTGTTGACCTCGCCGACGATGCAGTCTCCCTCGTGGTTCGCCAGCGCCTCCACCGCCCGCCGCGCCCAGTCGGCCGGGGAGAAGCGGCCGCTGCGATCGGAAAAGATGTAGCCGTGCCCGTCCACGCCCAGGCCGGCGAGCACGATGCCCGTCTCGTCGGAGGTGGCGCTGCTGGTGACCGCCGGGTCAACCGCCACCACGATCCGCTTCATCTCCGGCGCGGCCGCCACGCGCAGGTCGTCGAGCATGGCCTGCGTCCACATCGCGCCGGAGACTTCCGCCTCCGGGTTCTGCTGGTACATCGCGTTCCAGACGTAGCCGCGGGTATCGGCCTTGATGAGCTCCAGCGCGCCGGTATCGTACTTCTCGGGCCAGAGCGGTTCGCCGATCTGCCTCTCAAGCGGATCGTCCTTCTCGGCCTGCGCCGGCAGCCGCACGATCTCCCAGCCTTCCCCGCCCGTCTCCGCGTCGGCGAGTATCCAGCCGGCCAGATCATGCGCATCGTAGCGGGTCATTATGACGATGATCGCGCCCCGGGGCGATACCCCGGTCCTGAATGTCGGCTTGTACCAGGCCTCGAAGAGCTGGCGGGTCTGGTGGCGGTTGCGGGCATCGGTCATCGTCTTGTGCGGGTCGTCTATGATGCCGATCTCCGCCCCGTGCCCGGTGATCGGGCCTCCGGCGCCAGCAGCGTGGAAGCTGCCGGCATGGCCCTCGATCTCCCAGTGGCTGACCGCGGCTGACTCCTCCGATACCTTCAGGCCCCAGAGGGGACCGGCGGCGTCCATGAAGTAGCGGCGCGCATCCCGCGAGAGGTCATGGGCGAGCTCGGCGCCATAGCACGCGAGGATGACGCGCCGGTCGGGATGCTTCGCGAGATACCAGGCGGAGAAGTAGCGGCTCACCAGGTCGCTCTTCCCGTGCTGGCGCGGGACGAACAGCATCAGCCGTCTGATCTCACCCCGCTCGACCGCCTCCAGCTTCCGGGCGATGTGGCGGTGGCACTTAGACGCTTTCCAGATGCCGCGGCTGGCATACCACGCGAAGCCGTCCAGCGTCCCGCGCGCATCCCGGCGGTTCTTGAGGAGCCGTTCTGCCGCCAGCCGTTCGAGTTCAGCGCGGCTGATCGCCGCCAGCGAGTCGCTTGAGCTCTTCGTCTGAGAGCTGTCCAAGGTTGCGGTAGTCAATCGGGCCTCCGCCCGCGCCGGTGTGCTGGAACTGCCGCTTGTCCTGCCATCGCTCAGGAACTCGGTTGTAGAGCCAGACCTGGCAGGCCGTCACGTTGCCGGAGATCGCCGCTTGAAAGAGCGCGTTCTCGACTCTCTCGTTGGCCGCCATCTCGGCTTCTTCGACGGCAACCGCGAAGTCCGCATGGCGTCCGCCATATCGGATCGGCGTGTTGCGGCCGATGCCGAGCGAGCGCGCCGCCTCCCCGCGGCCGATGCCATTCCGCAACGCCTCGAGGAAGGCTTTTCGCTTCGCCGGCCCGAAGCGGCCCTCGCCGGTAGCCGTCCTTTTCGTTCTCGCACCATTCGCGCCCCGCCCGTTCCCATTCCGCCCGTTCCGCTCGATCACCGCGCCCCAGTAGAGCATGTCCCTGCGGAGGTAATGCTGCAGAGCCACCACGCGGTAGGGTTTGATCGCTTCCTCAAACCAGGGCTTCACCCAGGCCGACCAATAGTTGTTGAATCGCGCCCGCTTTTCTGAGAGATCCGTGATATGTTGCTTCTTGCCGACGAGGTCGGTGAAGTGGCCGGTTCGCTTGATTGCCTGCCGTTCACCGTCCGTGAAGAAGAGCACCAGCCGCCGCGCCTTGGGCGCGTGCTGCCAGAAGGCCCGGAAAGCGTGGTAGGGATAGGAGTAAGCGTCGAAGTCGGCGATGGCGAGGGGAGATAGGGTGAGGTCCTGAAAGGGCCAGGAATCGCAGTCTAGCGCCCTTGTTGTGGCCTTGGGGAACCGTTCTGAGAAGGTGGCGATCCGCGCTGGGTCTATGTCGGCGGCGAATAGCTCCCGGTCGGCGTAGACCTCTGCTGCGATATCACCATCGCCGCAGAAAGGGAGGTAGACCGCCCCCTCGGCCGCCTGCTCGAGCAGGGCGCGGCGCAGCATCAGCTTCCGGTGCAGGTCTACGTGCTGCTTCTGGTCCGCCGTTGCCAAGGCGCCCCCGAAAGGACGAAGCCGGCCCCTGGGCTCAGGTTCAGGAGGATAAGTCCTTACCTCAGCTCAGACGCCGGCTCGTACGCGTCGGCTCTTCCCCCACCACTACGGGCCAGGGGCTCGGTTGACTACACTTGGGATATACCACGCGGCGGGGCTACTGTCAATGCCTGCCTCCTCTCTGCCCATTGCTCCGGCGTGAGATAGGGGCGCATCGAGTCCTTGAGCATGTAGGCCCGCCCGCTGGCCTTCGCCGCTGCCAGGAACTTCGGCGCCCAGTAATGCCAGTTGATCTGCTTGGCAAGAGGGTGGTGATTCAGCTTGCCGATCCGCCATTCGTCCACCACGTCGGAGAGGAGCCCGATCAGGGCCAGCCCCTGCTCGGGATCTATGATCGGTTCAATGCTCAGCCATGTGGAGATGCCTGCCGCATGAGCCTCCCGGATGGCGGCGATGCGGTTTCCCACCGTGGCTGCGTTGGGTTCCCATTGCTGGCGATCGGCCTCATCGGTGAAGAGGAGCGTGGTCCCGAACTGAGCCCGCATTCCCGCCAACAGATCGAAGTCGCGGACCGCGCGGGTCCCGGCCTTGGTGAGCACCTGGACCGGAATGTTGTGGGCCGCCATGACGCAGAGAGCGTCTCTGGTCGTCTTCGATCCGGCCGCCGGGTAGGGGTCGCAGGTGAAGCAGAAGAGGACCGGGTCCGAGGTATCGGCGAGTCGGCGTGCGTCCTTGTCGAGCGCCTTCACGATGCCCTCGCGCGGCCTGGCCTCCCGGTGGAACTCGGCCAGCGTCCGATACAGAACCGCGGGGACGTAGCAGTAGAGGCAGCCGTGAGTGCAGCCGCTGTAGAGATTGCAGGCCAGCGGTGAGTACTCCCTCGCCGCGCCCCTTGGTTCGTAGATCGCTTTCATGTCGTGCCCCTTTCCTTTGAGTATAGCAGGCAAGCGCCTGACTGTCAACGCTGGATTGCCGAGAGGGCCTCCCCCAGGTTGCGCCGCTGAATCTCGGTGTTGAGCGCGATCTCCACGTCGCCGAGCCACTGGCGGAGGTTCCGGACCCGCTGGAGATCGGTCTCGACCGCGCTCCGTACCACCTTCTCGTTGATCTTCTGGAGCTTCTGGTCCCAGCTCGACCAGAGCAGCTTCGTCACTCTCTCCAGCGTCTCCTGAAACCGGGTGCGTCTGGCCTGTTCCTCCGGATTCAATGCCGGAACGTCGAACATCGGTCCCTGTGGTTCGCCAGGCCGGGTTCCGTCCAGCACCAAGTTCACCATCCGATTCAACTCGAGCTGGGTGAGCTGGCGTTGTACTGCGATCGTGGCCAAGCGGGTCTGGTCCTCGGCCTCCGGTAGGCGCGCTATGAAGTAGGCGTGCAATGGACTCAGCAGCCCGGCCTCGATCAGCCGCCGGACGCCCTTGCTGACTGTTGCCAGCAAGAGCTTGTGGTTCACGTACTGGTCTGACTTGCCGACCGCCTCAGCGATCGCCGCCGCGGTCATGCCGAAGGCATCCCGCAGTTTCGTGTAGCCGTCGGCCTCCTCCAGCGCCGATACCTCGGCCCGCTGGACGTTCTCCACCAGGGATAGCCGGTAGGCCTCCGCGTCGTCGGCCCGGATGATCCGGCAGGGAACCCGCTGGAGTCCGGCGATCCGGGCGGCCCGGAAGCGCCGCTCGCCGGCGATGATCTCGAACATGCCGCGCCGCTTCGGGTGACGGCGCACCACCAGGTTCTGAAGCACGCCGCGAGCCCGAAGGCTGGCCGCCAACTCCTCCAGCGCGGCCTGGTCGAAGTGGCGCCGGTGCTGGTCCGGGTTCGGCAGCAACTTCGCCACCGGGATCTGCTCTGTCGTCCGGCGGGGAAGGGCGGTCATCTCGCCACCTCCGCCAGACCGTAGCGCACGCGAGCCGTCCGGCCCCAGGAGTCGAGTTCTCTGATCGGGACGAGCTGCACTCCGAAAGGCCGATTCAGGTCAACCCGCGCCAGCGCCTTCCGCATGTCCGCATGGAAGCGGGCGCGGTCAGCCTCGCTCTCGAAGCGGTAGGGGTAGCGCCTGCTCATCGCCGCGCCACCAGTTCTGCGGTCTCGGCCTCGGCCGCGCGGATTGCCGCCAGCCGCAGGCTCTCGTCAATGTCCGATCCGCCGCAACCCGGGCAACCGTCGTCGCCGAATGCTGCCCGCTCGGCGGCCGCCGCGCTGGGGAACCTGTGACCGCATTCCTGGCACCGCCAGGCCCAATCCGCGACCGACGATCTGGACTTCTTTCCCTTCCTGCTTGCCATTCTCTCGCTCCTCTGTGTTGGTTCGGGCTGTGCAGGCCCGTGCATTCCATGCTATAGCAATGGGAAGATGGGTGACTTCTATCCGGCCTTCCCCCTCCCCCCGCGCTCCAGCCCCCGCTCAATCAAAATGCGGATCAGCTCGGCCAGCGTCCGCCGCTCCCGCTGGGCCCTCGCCCGGATGCGCGCCAGGAGTTCGCGGGAAAGGCGGATGTTGATCGCGTCAGTCGGATCGCCGCGTGGCATGGTTGTTCCTCGTCTCCTTTCCCGTCTGTCTACCAGCTCGCCCAGCCCCTCGACTGGGCCGGCCGGCAGGGCCGGCGCACGGGGGTTAGTCCAATGGCCACCCGTCGGCCCGCAGCGTGCGCTTCGCGGCTTTCACGCGCTCGGGCCAGTTCTTTCCCATGCTGTTCGCCGCGCCTGGGGGTGCCTGGGCCTCCGGTACGTCAACATGGTAGGGTAGCCGTTGCCCGCCGCGCGTATCGTCCACGAGCACATCACCCTCGCGGCTCAGCGCGTAGGTCATCATGCCCCCGCGCCCGTACGCGAAGACCGTCGCGTCTTTCCACTCCTGTTCTGTGTACTCTGCATACGCTGTCATCATCTCTCCCCTGTTCTCCCCTCGCCACAGCCCCCGGTTAGCAGGGGCTGGTGCAAGGGCCCGGCAGAGCCGGGGGTTAGCCCCACGCGTTCGGCAGTTCCTTGATTGTGCAGTCTCTGTTCACCTGCACTAGGTAGAGCTTTCCGAATCTCCGACTGCGCTTGGCCACCCAGTGGTAGAGGTTGTCAAGGTTCGTGGTTCGATGGAGCGGGACTAGACCCTCGATGGTTTCCT